CGGACCCTCTGGCGGCAAAAGCTCATTAAAAGCTTGCGCTTGGAACTGAGTCGCGGATTCCGCCAAAAGTGGGTGAGTTACGCCAGTAGCGCCACGGAAAGGCAAAGTACGCTCCTCGTACTTAAATCCTAACAGCTCTAAACCCTTGGTATAAGTGTCTTCCCAATCCTGACGAGACGCTTTGTTCGCGTCGTACTGACCAACCAAATCGTTTGAAATACGCCCCAACTCGCCGTCTTCCATGTCCTCAGCAAGATTCCGGTAGAAATCCCCGGCGTCAGTCATGTTGTCCGCCATAGGATCAAAGTCTATGGTGGCTCCACCTTCCTCGTCCAGCTCAATCTCAATGCCATCGGGCATAATGTCCGCAGCAGAAGACATGCCGTTAGGTGTCGCTAAGTCCGCTTCGTCTTGAATAGCCAAAAGCTCCGTATCGTCACTCATGCGATCCATTAAAGAGACTACAGGTTGCGTAGGTTCTGCCATTTCCGTGTCCTGTTTTTAATTTCCGCCGGGGTGACGAGAGTATGTTTTTGCGTTAATGATCCCTCTAGGATCGGTGGTAGTGTCTAGGGTTCTAGGGTCTAACCTAGAAAAGTAAAGATCCGGGCCTTCTTTAGGGCTTTCGGCTCTGCGCTCTTCTCTAGGACGATCCATAATGCGGTCAAGCTGATCCAAGATTTCTTGATCTACCATTCGGGTAAGATCCCGAGTCGTGTTCATAATGCCCGCGTTACGAAAAATTTTGCGGCCAACCGCATTATTCCGCTTGTCCATAGCAATGTCTTCTCGACTGGCGCTATCAAACGTCCGGTCAAACTCCTCGCCCATAACTCCCATGGCGGTAGACGCTTCGCCACCATACTCGTTTCCGTAAAGAGCCGTGCCCAAGGCATGCGCCCTAGCATCTAATAACTCAGAGGAAGCAGGCATGTCCCTGCGATCCGTGGGCCGTGATTCGCGACTAAAGTCTGCTGAACCGGGACGCTCGGGGCTTTCAGGGTAACCGTATTCCCGGATCAACCGCTCCTCAAACGTAGGCCCCTCACCGTAATACTCTTCACGATAGGCGCTGCCCGGGCGACCAGAAAAACGAATCTCCGACGTGTCCGCCATGTACTCGGGCACTTCTCCAAACATCTTGTCTTTTGCGTAACGGGCCAGACCCGAGATGCCGCGGCCCACGGACTGGAAAAAACCGCCGCCTTGGTCGCCCGTGTCTACCGCAGGACCGCCTTCTCTAAATCCGGGAATCCTTTGCAAACCGACTTCCGTTACAGTAGAGGGCAAAGAAAGAATGCCTTGACCCGCGGCATACGTAGAGGGGTCAATGCCGACATCTTGCAGAACTTGGCGAGTCCTAGCCGCGTCTAAGCCAAACTGAGAACCTATTTGATCCAAGGTCAAACCTTGTCTAGCGCCTTCGTCCAAAACTCGGTACGCAGATTCAAGGTTAGTGTAGGCCCCTTGTCCGGTAGCCGCTCCCGGGGTGTAGAAATCGGTTAGGTTAGTGGTAACAGGAGAACCGGTTCCCGCTAAAGGGAAGTTTCCGGCAACTACCGCCGCGTCAACATCCGCCGCAGTTATCACAGCACCCGGATCTATTAATCCGCTTCCGCCTTGAGATATAACCGGATTGATAGCGTTTACTACTTGTTCGGAAGTTAACCCGCCCATAGCATTGGCGTAGTCAGAGATACGCTGTCCGGCAATTTCGGTATTAGGGGACCCTAAGTAAATAGCCTGCAAATCTTTTTGGACTTGTGTCCGGTTATCCGTATTGGTAACGGTGTCATCTGTGACGGTGTCATCTGTGACCGTGTCAAGAACAAAATCGCCAGTTCCAGTAGTGCCTAGAACTTGATCCGTGGTCAGCGTACCGGCGGGCGTGACAAAGTTGTCGCCAGTAGTGGATAAAATATTTCCGGTAGCGCTACCGGGAGGAAGGCCCGCTGCCGCCGCCTGCTCAGCAGACAACCCAACTGTCGTGCCGCCAAGACCACTGCCCATGATGTTCATGCCAGTAGATGGGAAGACCGACGTAATATCCATCTCGCCAGATGACGCGAGGGCCGCGTCCCCCATAGTAATGCCCGTAGTAGGCTCGCCACTGGGCAGGAATCCTTTAGTTACAACGGGGACGGGGCGGTTCAAAATGCGGTCGTAGAACGTCACGGCGCGCGGGCCTTCCAACTCGTAAGCTCGGCGTTGTTCAATATTGTAAGGATCGTAAGGCAGGTACTGACTGAGCTGGGACTCGTTCATCATAGGACGACCAGCTACTTGCACGTCAGCAAGGGTGTACTGATCCGGAATAGGCGAATAAGTTACTCCTTCGCCAGAACGGATTGGAGTTAACTTAACTACTCCCGTGCCATCGCCTTCGACGCCCGTTTGGCCGGGCGAAAGGGCCTCCCGGGCAATACTTCGATAGTTGGCCTCGTTGGACTTTGACATGGCATTACGGTAAAGATCTTCCGGAACTTGGTTGTCCACCATAAACGAAGAAATGGCCAGCGCGGCAGAATCGGGGTCTTCCGCGTACTCTTCTTTAATCCGATTAATCTCGGCCATTACTTCGTCAAGTGTTAACGCCATGTCTACCTTCCTCAACCATAATACGCGGCCCGGACATGTGCCGGGTCTTCGTCTTGTTCCCAATCGTCAGTAGGCAACTGTACAAAGTTACCTTGACGATAACGCATCAGTGCTTGAGTGGTACTGTCTACCAAGTCGTCGTGTTCCCCGTACGGAAACGCAGCACACTCTTCGATTAATTCTTGTGCCCATTGCTCGTCCGGCACCCAGATCATCCCAGCCTCCAGAAGCGGAGCGATAGAATGCACCCTAGTTACCTTATCATTGCCACGGGACGGCGTAAAGTTTACCACAGGGATTCCCATATTGCGCAACTCTTGTGTCAACGGGGTCCCAGACGCTTTTGCTTCGATTATTACGGTTTCGGGGTCCCAATACTTATACTGCTCCAAAGCCATCGCCTTAAGCTCCGGAAAATCCCAGCGACCCTTCTTAGACTCCAACAAAATCAAATTAGGCTGGGGACCCTCGTCAGGATAGAAAACTCCCCACGTTGTTATCGCACTGTAGTCCGCCGTCTCCCGTTTACTAAACGCAGTATCGTAGCTTTGGATAACATACTCCAAACGAGGAATCTTAGGCTGGTCCCAAACGTTCCACCACTCACGCTTCAAGATTGCGTTCGTGTCGCCCGTAGGCTGCTGCTGATACTGCGCATTCCACTTACTAGGCGGAATCGACGCTTTTACCGCGATTAGATCGTCCGCAGACCAATATTCGGGCCAAACAGGGTCCCCAGAAGGTAGCTCCATAGGAAACTCAACCAATTCCCACTGGTCCGCCAAAGGATCCTTTGCCATCTGGCGCATCAACTGCCCCGTCAAATCTTTTTCAGACCAACGAGTCATGACCAGAACTATTGCCCCTCCCGGCTGGAGTCGCTGTCTCGGTCCGCCCGTGTACCAGTCCCACGCGTCATCGAATCCAGAGTTCGACATAGCGGTCTGCTCAGAGTGCGGGTCGTCAATAATACATAAATCAGCACCGCGACCAGCGAGGTTACTGCCAACACCAACAGCATAGTACATGCCACCGCGAGAAGTATCCCATCGACCACTAGCCTTAGAGTCCGCCGCCAACTTAGATTCCGGGAAAATTTCCGCATAGTCCTCCCTCTCAATAAGATTCTTAACCTTTCTGCCAAAACCAACCGCAAGCTCCGTGGTGTGCGTAGCCTGAATGATCTTCATCGCAGGGTTCCTTCCGACCATCCATGCAGGAAACAAGAAACTCGCGAATTCGCTCTTGGTATGACGAGGCGGCATGTTGACAATCAAGCGCTTTAGCTTGCCATTGGCCACCGCTTCAAGCTTCTCGGAAATAATCTTGTGGTGCTTTCCCGCAATGAACTCGGGCCACAGGGTTTTGACAAAAGTCAGGAAGCTAGTCTGGCAATGCTCAACACGCTCTAGCTGCGCTAAACGAAGTTCTAGCTTTAAACGGCGCTCATCGGCCTCGTCCAGTGCATCGGGTAGGTTATCTGACATCGTCTATGTCCATTGGGTCAAGAAAGAGTGGCGTCCGGGGTCCCATATACGCACCAAGGACGTTGTAATCAATGTATTCAGCAGCTTCTTCGTGGGTCATGCCGGAGTCTACCAAGATATTGACACACTTTTCGAGGTCATAGACTGCAATATCGTCGTCCCCGGCCCGCGAGCCTACGCCAATAAAAGCTTTGTCAAAGCCGTCCGCTAGTAAAAGTTCAGGAAAATCATCCATAAATAGGGGTCCCTTGGTTAGTTTTGCCATTAGTTGGCGAAATTCGCCACTTATTGGTCTATTTGACCATTAGTTTTATACGATTATATATCGATCATCGCATATCAATTATTTCATTTTTATAATTTTTTTTCAAATTATATTTTATGGTCATTGTTTGTCAAAAACCCGCACAAGCACGCGCTCCGGGGGGAGGGGGGACGCCTCGCGATTCGCGCACGCCGGATCTCGCATTTTCTGCGCTTTTAGCCTCGATTGGCGTAGGGATCCTACGCGATTGTCCGCGCTACTGGCGCGCCAGTTCACGCGCCGCGGCCGCGATTACTGCGCGAGCTGTCGCGATCCGGTGCCCGCGATCCGCGATCCAGTGCCCGCGCTCCGCGATCCAGTGACTAAAACACTAGATATAGTGGTTGCGGAAAACGGCCGTTTTTTTTGTCATTCCGGCACCGCTACAGGCCAGTAAATACGCGGCGTGTCCGGTTTCCGCCCTGGGTCTAATTAATTCCCTGACACAATATCTAGTGGATCGGAGGCCGCGAGCCGGTGGAAGTTAAAATTTTAACGTACCGCTGCGACACTGGGCACCCAGCTCACGAACCGCGGTTCGGTGCCCGCGTTTCACGCGCCGTACGATACGCTTTAAGACCGGCCGGCCGCGGCCGGCATATATGACGGGCAAAAAAAAGGCCGCGATTAGGCGGCCTTACAAGCGAGCTGGTAGCGCTTATCTAGCTAGGTGAAGCTTAGATCCGCCGATTGTTAGAACGTAATCCGAACTATTCGGAAGCGCGCCCAGAGTCAGAACGTTATCGCGTACCAGATCACCATGCCCGCAATCGCGAGCATATTGGATTGCTACGCGGAACGCATCGGCGCCATGATCTAGCGAATAATCACGATCGTAGTACCGGCGGCGCTGGCCGGACATTACGACAGAATAGCGGACACCCAGTGTGTCGGTCGCGCCCTTATAGAATACCGCGATCGCTGATAGCGGGTGATGGTAAACCGGCTCGCCGTTATCTAATGGAGTGACGATCTCACCATCTGGCACCGCGCGATAGTACCGTTTCTGCGCGCAAGATCGCGGCGGGCATACTGCAAACAGTTTATCGAAATCATCGAGTACTGAATAAAATTGATTATTAGGCATTTTTTGCCACCTCAGCATCTAGTAGGTTTCGAATAGTGGCCGTCACCATGGCGATCAGCAAGGGCGCTTGCGAATCTTCGCCTGTTAGCAGGGTTGCGCGTACGTAGGCGTCTAATTCTCGCGCGCTATGGTAGCCGGCAATCAGTGATTGGTCTGTAGGTGGTAGCACGCGATCCAGAGCGCTAATCGGCGCGGCCGGTGCCGCGGTCGAGTCTTTAACTAGCCGCTCTAGCTCATCTATTCGATCGCCAAATTCAGTGAGAGTCGATTCAACGTCAATATTTTCTAGATCATCTATCCGGCTTTCATGCCCTTGCACGTCATCATTATAACTTATGGCGTCATCTAAAATCCGGCTAAAATCGATAGCCGTAATACGGCTTTCGATTAATTCCACAATAATATCTTCGATCTGTGACATAGGTTCTATTCCTTAAAATGCCGCGCCAATCGCGGGCTTACATGGATTGTATCGGCATATTATGTGAAAAGTAAATAGGCATAAAAAAAGGCCGCACTAGGCGGCCTCAATTGCGAGCTGTTAACACTAGGCCGCTAGGGCGATCCGTTGCCAATCGGCGCGCGGTAGATCTAGCACGCGGCCGCCTAATTTCTGCCAATCGTCCACGCTATCGGCATCCACAGAATGCGCCGCCGCGGTGACCGCGTTAACCATTGTCGCGCGTGATACCGGATGGCCGGCATATCCCGCTTGCCCGATAGTCGCTAATAAACCATCAAGCACGCGGCTGGTATCGGCTTTCGTTAATTTCAATACCGATCCAAGCGCTTCAGTAGCAGATTGCGCGGATCCGGTGACAATATCGCCGGCCGCCGCGCGCATCTTATCCAGCACGTTATCTAATCCCTCACGCGAACCGTACGCGGAAACAAGATCGCGAACCTTAAGACTAAGCGCATTATTGTCGGCGTCTTTTGCTTCATCGGTTAACAGACCCCATGTATCCGATTCAGCACGCGCGCTAGTGATATGCGAGCTGCGGTGACGATTTTCGGTTTGCATTCCATTTAAGCACGCCAGCGTCCATATCATCTGATAAACGCTAATCGAACCATGACCTACTTCGCTATTCGAGAGGCCTATACCTAAGGCCATAGCATCCCCTACGGCTGCACCATCGCCAGTGTATTGAGTAGACTTCAATCGGAGGTATAAACGGCGATCGGTAACCGTTCCATTTACCACCTGCCACCCCGCGCTAGACTCCATCAATTGCGGTAATGCCGCGTTCAATAAATGCGCGTTATCGAACGTTTTAAACTTATCCGAAACAAACGCGCGCGCTACTCCATTCCTTTCATCATCCATAAAGCTTCGAATCATCCGCGTGCTAGGTTCGCGCTGCCATATAGCGTTAACCAATCCCTCGAACTCGTTGCTGTAATTGTCGCGTAATCGGCGCGCCGTTCGAACGTCTATTCCGGCCTTGGCGGATATCTGATCGAATGCGACATCGTTAACGCGCAATTCGCGCGTAGGTTCGCCGCGATTGGCCTCGAGGATAATGCTTGATGTTTTATGCTCGCCACCGGTGTCGCGCGTTTTAAACTGTAACGCATCGGTAGGCGCTAGATAATCCGCGCTTCGCGAAGCTTGCTCGCGAACGGTTTCCAGTAATTGAGTCAAAGTGTTTGAGCTGTTTTCAATTTGCATGATCTTGATTCCTATAGATAATTGATAAAATTTAAGCAAATAGGCAAATGCCTATATGCGAATACTATGTGAATATAGCCGATAGTACAATAGAAATTAATAAACTTTATTCCCCTATATCGCCCGCCACGTGATGACGCAATATGGTGCCGGCCGGTAATGCTTTAGCAAACGAGCGCAATTGCGCGGAATCATCCGCCGCCGCGGTAGCATTAGAAGTGGCACGCCAGTGTATCGCCACGTGGCCATGGCCGGCATAACATCCGCCGGATTCATTCGGCTTTTCGGCTTTAGCTGCACCGGTGCCATGCGCGGTAAATCCAATAACGTAATCGCGATCGCGTCTAGCGCATAATGGTTTGCCGCCGCCGCAATTGCGACACGTGATCGAATCCGGCCTTAATTCCGCCGGACATCTAACAATCAAGGCATCGGCTTCGCGTTTAGATTTGTTGCCGTTCCAATACTTGCGATCGACTACCGCGGTCGCGGGCACGCCATATTGATTGCGCGCTTCAATTGCATCGGAAACCGTATCGCCGGAAAAATTAATAACGGTTCCATTTGGTTTGCATCGATCGATCCAATGCGCCGGCTCGAAATGAGTGTAAGTAAATGCCGCGCCATCATCCGGCACCGCGTCCACCAAGGCATCCAGATAATCCAGATCTACAAATTCCGCGCCGCTGTTACCGGCGGGTTTTAATGCGCACGTATTCGGACACGTAGAATAAAGATCGCCGCGGCCGGATCGGTAGGTGACCGCGCATCCGCCGGTCTTTTTAGCGCTGCTAAAGACTACTGTTTTAAGCATTGGAATCACTCCCTTCGAATACGGATTGGATTAATTTTTTGGAAAAGGTAGTCGGCCAATTATCAACCGGTTTAAATTCCACATCGGCCGGATCATACGTGCCAATTGGCGATTGCTTATCTGTATAGACGATAAACGCATCGGTATTGACGCCATGGCGGCGAATCGGCCGCATAAGGCAATTGAGAATAAAATCGTTTGCTTTCATCTTTAAACCCTCACTTTTCACATATTGAGCGCGTACAATACACATAAAAAAGGCCGCGTACAATAGCGGCCTTAGTTTTATTTTTTTCTAGATTCCGGCGGATCGGCTTTAGACGTTTCCGTTTTAACCTCATCCGGCTTAGGATAATTGCGCTCGTAGTACTGTCGCTGCAATTCTTTTATATGCGCATCCGGCTCGTATTTGGCCTTCAGTTTTTTTTCCCACCATGCCAAACCGAACAGAATCATTGATTAAGCTCCTTTAAAATGGAAATTTCATTTACTTTACCCGCGCTTATTAAATCATACTCCATTTCTAATAGTTCCTGATATTCTTGGCCGTTTAGCCACATGAGGGTTCTGCGCATAGAATCCTGTTTTTCTTTAACATTCCAAAAATAGACTAAAGAATGAGCCTCTACCGAAGCCCAATCCCTTACTCCGTCAACATCTTGCGGATATTTCCTGATTTCTTTAATTACTTCTAAAACGGTAGCATAATCAAAACCATACAATTCATGGTTTCCGTTGCTTTTATATATCGCCCCTTCAATCATTAGCTGTTCTCCTCCGGAAACAAATACTCGGCCGCGGAATCTATGACATCCCAGTTTATACCGATGTTAGCGTCAAAGTTATGTGCTATTAAAGCAAGCACCTCGCACGATTGCTCTTCGGTTAAATCCGGACGCTGATTCAAAACGTCGTCTACTGACCATGGATCTTGCAAAGTTTTATTTTTTTCATCATAAAAGCACATTAGCTATTCTCCTCTAAAGAGACATTTTGCGTATAGCATTCAACGTCCTCGACTTTATCGGCCAGAACACCCTCCGCAAAAAGATTAAAGATAAGTTCGCGCGCCTCCTCATAGGAGTCTGCGTTAACGGTATACTGGTGCGCGGTGTTCACTATTACCGCGCCTTTCCATTTATTCGACATAGTTCTATTCCAAAGTTATGCCCGCCCAGTGCGGGTTCGTTTAGAATCCTATGCGATTATTGTGTGGTTAGCAAGGGGAATATTTCAATCCATTCGAACGGCATATCCAGACGCAATACCGGTTCTGTCCGGAGACCATCCTTTACCAGTGCGGCGGCGTCCTTTCCCGCGTACAGGAAAATAGATTCTCCGTTGCGGTGGGATTGGTGGACTAGCACCCATGCAGGGGCGTGTTGGTGGGTGGTCAGAAAGCTTACTTGATGGGGCGACAGGCGTACCGAATTACCTTGGGTGGTCTTAAGCTCGATCATAAAGAATTGACCAAGATCATCACACCCCAAAACATCCGGCACACCCGCCGCAGCCCAAGACTCTATTCTAGTCAGCAGCCAGTTCGGCCGGTGCTTCTTCGCTTGGTTCCGGAAGGACTTCCAGAATGCGCTCTCTTGTTTTTTTCCGCTGAGTCTTTTCGTCGTCTTCTTCGGACTGTCCTCCCACGGAATAGGTGACTGGTTCATATTGCTCCTTAATCTCTTTCAAAGCCTTCATGACTTCTTCTTTAGACATAGACTCAATAGTACCGTGCCTGATTTCAGACTTGGAGACATAGATATCGCCTTGAGCCTGACCGCGGCGATATTCTGCCATTACGGCTGCCGAATAAGCTTTATCAGACAAAGCCATATCACGAATGCGCTGAAGATCTCTGACGTGCCTCTGGTAGTCAATACCGTATTTAGAGTCCAACTCCCTTCGATACTCTTGGATAGCCCTACAAACGTGAGGGGATAGCTTGGGATTAGTTAATTCATATGCCCTGCTACTAGCAGACTTTTCAGGATAGCCCGCATTGATCGCCGCCTCCTTCATAGTCACCTGACCATCTTTAGACACAAGCTCCTTCACAAACAGCTCCTGACGCCGTGTGAGCTTGTTAGCGGCACGTTGTTCCATAGTCTTGGGTGGGCGCCCTCTTTTCTTTCTATCGCCCGCAGGGACGATATATCGGTCTTTAGCCACGTTCTTCTCCAAAGCAGTTAATTTGCGTGAACTTTATACCAGATTGATCTTAATTTAAAGCCCTCCCCTTTATATGTACTCAGAATTAAAAAAAAAAAAAAAACCATTTTGAAACGCATTAACGGAATATCGACATTAAGGGATAGAACATATAGAAGTGTAGAAATTGTAACCTTTTGGAGAATAGGCGAAACCGCCTGAAACCCGCGCTATTACTGGCCTCCAAGACCCTCGGTTACATAAGTTACGCCGTTACACCTATTTTTAAATTTTTTTTATTTTTTTTTATTTCTGAGTACATATAAAGGAGAGCGCTTTTTGTACCCACATCTCGCCAAAAGTCTTCCAGAAATCAAAGAAGTCTTCCAGAAATCAAAGAAGTCTTCCAGAAATCAAAGAAGTCTTCCAGAAATCAAAGAAGTCTTCCAGAAATCAAAGAAGTCTTCCAGAAATCAAAAGTGCATTCATTTTTGTCCGTGAGCCGTGAGCCGCGACAGTTAAAAAACCCCCCGTCGATCCTTTCTGTTGACAAAAAAATATAAAAGTTCTAGCTTCGGAGGTGTTGTACCCCTTGAGAAGGACTTTCGCCCGCGGTTGAGCGCTCTCCCACACTTGGCTTCCGCGGGTTTTTTTTGCCTATGCCAAGACAAACTAAAGTAAAGCCAGAGTCGCAAGGCTCCCGAGTATGCACTTCCTGCAACAAAGTTAAGATGCTGTCCCAGTTCGAGCATTTTAAAGAGGGGCAGGTGAGGGGCGTGTGTCGGAACTGTGTGACCCTCCAAAGATCAAAAAAAACCTCGGCTACCCCGGAAGCCTACCTCCGGGTCTTAAACACGCAGTTAAAATCTCAAAGGCTTAAACAAGGCGTCCAGTACGATTTAACTAACGAAGAAGTAGTAGATCTCTGGAATGCTCAAAACGGCAAGTGCGCGCTTTCTGGCGTCCTCATGACCCATCAAAGAGATGGCACCTACGGCGATAAAAAGCCAAAAGAACTTAACGCATCGATAGACCGCATAAATCCCCAAGGTCCTTATGTACGGGAAAACGTACAGCTAGTTGCTGCTAGGGTAAATACCATGAAGCACACGTTAGGTCAGGACATGTTTATGTGGTGGATAAAGAACATTCATGAGCATTTTGACAGCAAAACTACCCGTGAACCGTGAAGCGTGGGTAAAAAGCCAAAAAAAACCCCACTAAAAGCTCTAAACTTAATTTCACGACTCATATCTCTATTCCTCTATAGGGCTGAAGGGGTGGCTAGCCTAGCTCCATTAATTCCATAGGGCTTTTCGGCTCTGGCGGCGCGACATAGCCATGTTTTGCGGCATATAACAAAGCGTTATCTCTAGCAGATTGCCGAATTATCTTTACTGTCTCTAGCAACTTCGGGTCATTAATTTCATGCCATCTAAACAACATATCTAATTCATCTTCCATTCTAACTCTCCATATAATCAGTAATAGGTAAAGTCGGTATTAAGCTGCATTGCTAATCGACGGAAATGCTGTCGTCAGATAGAACTCGCTTTGCTTGCTCTAGCGTGAACAAAGGCACTGTCTCACCTTTATCTGCGCTCCCGACTGGCAGTGAGTAAGCTATACGATAGGTTTCTTTTTCGCTCATTTCTCCCAAATCGCATGGGAACATGTGTACGCACGATAAATCTTCAGCTTTCATAATTTTATCTCCAGTATTAGGTATAATCAGTAATGTGATGGGCTAGGGTTTAAGTAGTTCTGGGTTCTCGTGAATGTTGCCGATTACTTCCATATCAATTCCTCGGTTCCATTCGGGATATTGAATTCTTTTTGGTGGGTGTTGAATCTTGAACTTCGCCCACTTTTCATCCCAAACAACAGAGAAGCACGAATCCCCGTTCTCCTGAAGAATATCCCCCTCAAATATCTCCACCCCGTTCTTATCTTTGA